TGTTTTTATCGCTCAACATTGTTTGGAATAGTTCGGCCAACTATTCCATGGGCACTCGTCCTCGTCTAGTGGAGTGTCCGGCCAGCGACCCATTCTGTTATCGTCATCCTTTTGATCTCAGGGTAGCTGGCGAAGTGGGTGATGTCTGCTCAACATCATCCTCCAATGGCACTGTATTACAGGGAGATTTAAGTAATACATCTGCAACTCAAAGCTCATCGAAGTCTTTGGGGGGTCGGTTTAGACCTCAAATATTAGCCCTTACTCGTATTTTGGGGCTGAGTTTAGTCCTCCTATGCATCTGTTATATTGTTTTTCTATGGTTGCTTAGGAGACAGTTTTCTCCCACTAATATTGACATCACCTTGTATGGCCACCAATTGCTTCAGCAACAAGGTGTCAACGGACAGCCTCCTGTGGTACTGTCAGATCCCAATGAGTCCGTAGTAGATCTCCATCATATGGTCAATATTAGAGTCGGAAGAGGCTTAGGCTTCAACGACGTACGCTCCCCTGCTCATCAAAACCGCGCATTCACTTGCAATTTTGAGAGGGGTAGGTGTGAATATGTTATCACTGTTAATCGGCCCCTTATTTTGTTCTTGAGGTGGCTATCCCGTTCTCCATTATTTAATTGGCTCAATTTGGTTCCCCCGATGACTATCAACTCCGTGGATGTCAATGTGGGGTTGTTTATGGTGCTTTACAATCATTTCCAATATAAGATCGCCAACACTAATTTGATTGCTCTGGATGAGCTCATCGACTTCGCAACTTCTGTTTCTTATGTGAATGTCGATCCATTTTCTATCCAGAACACTTGTGTGTGTTTGCGTGATTATCTCCACTGTGAGAGAGTGAAGCTACGAGCCACAGAGTTCGGTTATCAAGACCCTGTTTCACTGTATTACCATATGCGATCCTCTGAGTACTATTCCTCAGCCCGCCGTCAATTGCTGAGGATGTATCTTCCTGCTGCATTGGTTAATTTTGTCAAGGGTTTTTAACTGAGGCTAGGTTATTTTCGCCGAGTAACCATAGGGTTAGCCGCATTTACGCGCCAACATACATATTCATCAATTTATCAGATTATTTTGTTAGAGATGAGATCGTTATTCATGGAATCCCTCAGGATCTCCGTAGGTCTTCAAATAGACGTAAAGCTTTTGCCAAATCACAGAAAAGAGCTAAGTTTTCATTAGACTTTGTCAATGCCGTGGATTTCACCCCGAATGTTCATGCACCCATCAATTTCCTCACGGGAGCATGTCAGCGCATTGGTAGAGCCCAGGAATACATTCGCAACTTAGCCACCCGTTGGTTCGATGGTGTGGATACTCACATCATACCTCGGACTGCACAAGGCAATCGTGTTTACAATCAGTATGTTCGGAACATTCTAGCATGGTCTAATCATGTCCGCTTACATATGGATGAGCTGTTTTCATTCAACCCATATCCTAGTTATTCTTTAGAGGATTGGTTGTCCCATAGCTCATACAATGAGTGTAGGAAAGCAAAGATTCGTGCTCAGAGTGATATTCCGTCAGATTACTATAGAGTGGAGACATTCATTAAGAAAGAGGCATACCCCGAAATCAAGGCTCCAAGGCTGATCAACTCGCGTGAAGATGGTTTCAAGAAGTTGGTTGGCCCTTTCACCCATGCTATCGAGAAAGACATTTTCAGTTCCAGGTTCACCATTAAGGGTAAGAACGCCCGTGATCAGATCGCCATTATCCATGACCGCTTGTCAGGTAAGAAGAGTTTCCTTTCCACAGATTACTCAAAATGGGAAAGTTCCATCACCCCTGAGGTAATAGACCATATTGAATCATTGTTGTGGTCTAAATATCCTTCTCCCTATGGGTGGGACTTCCATACATGGTTCAATCACCATTGCAAGAACAACAACTTATTTGCCCGTGGCAAAATGTCCTGCAAAGTCCATGGCGTTCGCATGAGCGGTGATATGCACACTAGTTTAGGCAACACTTTCATCAATATCATGCTGACCGATTATATTTTGACCACCTTAGGTTTAACCTGGGATGGGTTTTTTGAAGGTGATGATGGTTTGATTGGACTGGATGTGGTCGTTTCAGATCAACAATTGCAAGCCATTTCGAATATGGCTCTGTCCCTGGGTTTTTCTCTAACTATGGAGCGTGCCTATCATTTGTCAGATGCTGTTTTCCTTTCTCGCCACATAGTAGATCAGCAGACAGCCTTTAGAGACCCGATCAAAGCCCTGGTTCATGCTCAATGGAGTTTTTCATTGCATCGTTTTCCTGAAGAAGAATTGTTGAGGTCTCGCGGTTATGGTTTAATCATGGAAAATCCCAGGTGTCCGATTTTATATGAGTTGGGGGTGGCCATGATCCAAGTCGCCGGCTCAGGCAGAGTACATTGTGACCAGTGGTACAAAGATTATTTTGGCATTCCAGATGTGGTATCAAGTAAAGGGTATTATGATTTTCCAACGCCGGTTGACAGGCAGACTTTCCATAGGCTGTTTGGCATCTCTGTAGGAACGCAGTGTATGGTTGAAGATGCTATTCGTGCTAGGGATTGGCCTCGTGTTAATGAATTATTGACCAGGTTAGTCAAAGAGCATCAGCCATCTTGGGTTGTTAATTATTTTAATGTTAGGGAATTTGTTAAAGTTTTAGACCATTTCAATTATGATGATCATTAGATGAGGTGCACCATCCGATGAAATCTTCAGTTTCAGTCCAGGCTAAAATTAACAAACCCAAAGCCCGCAAAGCTCCAAAGTTTGTCCCAAAACGGTACAGACCACGCCGTGTTCAGAATAATGTCCCTTTCGAATTTAACAATGCTTCCATAGTTCGATTTAAGGGTTCCGAGTTGGTCTACACTATGGGAGCTCTTCCTACGGTAAATGATATCACTGCACTTATCACTTCCAATCCTCGCTACAATACCGCCGCTATCCGCTTGTATAACATGGCACGTGGTTATCAACAATGGCGTCCCATTGCTCTTTCTCTTGAATGGGTGCCAACATGTCCAACCACCTCCACCGGTATGGTCACTATTGGTACAAATTGGAACACAACTGTCCCCGCAGCATCAGCACAGTCATCACTCATCGCTTCTAATGGTGGCGTAGCTGGTGCGGTATACTCTAAGCTGTTTTCCAGACCTAATTTGCGTGGCCGCATGTCTCAACGATGGTATTATTTCAATTCCATGGATGAGGATTCGAACCCGTTTTCCTTTGCCGTGATCAATAACTTAGCTTCTTCAGGCTTCTTCAGATTGCATTATGATTATCAGTTTTCAAACCCAACCACTCAACTGTACAACTACACCGTCACCATTGGTTCTCAAGCTATCAATAGTAAACCAGACTCTACCATTGTGACTTTGCTTCAAGATGTAGTTATGCAGACTGGCGGAGTGGATCGCACACTCTCAGCATATTCTAACTTATTGTGTGATAAGATCTATAAGGGTGAAGTCTTGACCAACATCATTAGGTTCGCCGGTGATGTCTATGAGTTTAAGGATGGTGTTCAGTATAATGCGATTACTGGGCGTTCATTATTTCGTTCCTGAGTTATTGCGCACTCCTTTGATGTCATATCAACGCGTCAATTTTATCAATCCGGTGGGTGCTAGACCGATTGCTGAAATTTCTAATGGATTCTTTGAATCAGCAATGAACTACACCAATTTCGTCTCTCCCGGCCAGCTTCTTTTCTTTTCGTATGCAAATACGGCTAGTGGTTGGGAGAGCAATGTATTAGCATTTGCCAATTATCGTTATGTTACAGATTTTGATGACAGAGAACCAGTATATATTGTTACCCCTAGTTCCATGTCTGATTTCTTCCCAGATGCTAATGTCATTTTGGATAACACTTTCAAATCAGTTTATTTGGTGGATTTGCCGTCCAGTGTTTCCATAGTTAGACCCCTTCTTTAGGCACGTGTCCCAAGCGTTAATTGGGGCCCCTCTTCGTTGCTGAGGGGCATCTCTGAGATTGTATTGCCCACCACTTGTTTGCGGCTTGTGGATGGGACCCACCACCCCTGCCGTGATGGACCTCGCGTTGGCTAGCCACCAATGCATGGCACCCCGGATCGGTTGAGCCATTAGGTAGAGCTAGCTCCCTTTGGTATCAGGACGTGGGAACGTGTTAGTTAGAGCAGGCTGGGCCCGGCACGTTCAATCTCACCTCGTTGGTCTTGATTATTGGTATCATCAAGACCGTCTTAGCCATTTAACCCGAGCAGCCAGTGCGGCACTTGGTTAAGACACAACGGCAACAACCTGATCGTTACGTACGATTCGTGATCCCTGCGTTAATGGGCGGTGCTACGATAGCACGTG